TCTTTTTCCCAGCTTGGTGCGCCGACATCTGATTTGGATGACCCGAGAAATCTTTTCCCACAGGGCTCTCAGCCTGGAGCAATGACGACCCGCACAGTGACGCCGTCTGCCCCTATCTCGACCGCTCCTCCGCCGCCGTCGACCCTTGAGAAGGTCTCAGAAGGATTCCGTCGGATGATGCGACCTGTGGCCGGTGCAGTGGCCACTGGTGCCCGGTACGTCCTGCCGCCTGTTGCCGGGCTGTCTGCTGGCCTTGACATAGCGGAGGCTGCGCATGAGTACGGCAAACCCGAGCGTGATTACACGACCATCGGCCTTCGTGGTGCAAGCGCACTTGGTGGCGGTTTGTCGATGATCCCAGCGACGGCTCCTGTTGGGGTTCCGCTGTCTCTTGGCGCAAGCGCGATTCAGGCTTACCGTGAAGACCCGGAAATCTTCAAAAAGCTTCGCAGAAGGATCTTCTCCTCTGATAATCCAGAGCAGATGGTTGCTCCCTGATTCGGGTGCTCTCCCACCCGAGTTGCCGTGGCTTTGCAGTTGCCTGCGGCACATTGCCCCCTCCCACCGCGGGAGGGGGTTTTTTTATGGCCTCTGATTCTCTAAAGCGCAGGCCACCTCTCGGTTCATGTGGCTGACGATCTTGACGCATCGCTGGTGCTCCTGTCTTGCGATGAGCGGCCTGATGACCGCCTCAAGCTTCTGAGCGAACTGAACGATGTCAACGTCGTCGGCAATCAGGGCGTCCTTGCGCTTTTCGTCGGAGTAGAAGAAGACCTGCTTGACCAGTTCTTCGGTGATACAGCTATCCATTGATACCTCACTGGTGTTGGTTCTTGAGTTGCCAGAACTTGAGCAGGGAGCAGAACATCAACCATCCGCGGTCGAGGTCTTCTGCGCCCCACTCACGCATGACTGACAGGCCGGCAACGCTGCGAGAGACAAAGACGTTCGCGCACCTAGCCTTGGGGATGCCCAGGCCGACCCGGTAGGCTGCAAGCTGCATCAGGTGGTCGTCGTACCCCTCGACCTTCTCCGGGTCGCTGAAGTCCTTGGTTTTTACGTCCACCACGATGCCCTCGAATTCAAGCCTTGCAGGCGCGTGGAGGTCGCACTTGCCACCAAACCCCATCTCATGGGCAAACGCACGCTCTGCGACCCATCCTTGCAGCCCAAAGTGGTTGTTGATGACCTTGGTGCATCCCATGACATGGGCGTGGTGCTTGAAGTTCGGGTCGCCATCGTAGAAGCCCTGGATTGAGGCATGGATGTCGGTGCCTGCATCGGCCGCGGCGCGTCCTTGCTGCTTGCTGTCATCCATGATCCGGTCAATCCAGTCGTCCTCCGGCTCGTCCTGTCGCCTGGGAAGCGTCAGGGCGGCCATCAGGACTTGCTTTTGCAGCCACTGCGTCAGGGCGGGCTTTGCAGCCACGTTCAGGACGGTGGTGACCGAAGGCACGAGGTTGAGCTTGCGGGCGTCGCGCAGGGTGGTGTTCCTCTGTCCGCCCTTGGCTGCCTCGACCGTGTACATCGGCGCACCGTCTCGGGTGTACCAGTGATTGCTCTCGCTGGCGCGTGGTTCTTTTGCGATCATCAAAACACTCCAAACCAGATGCCGGTGCCGTGAACGCACCCGACGGGGAAGAACACAGCCCCTGCGATCAAGAAGCCCCAGGAGGCTGTCTTGAGGCAGGTGACAACGTGGGTGAACCAAGCCAGGATGACCCAGCCGGCCACGGCGAATGAAAGAATCTCGCTCATACCGCTGCGAGCTTTTTCTCGCGGTTCTTCGCGTGCCACTCCTTCATGTAGGCAGACTGCTTTGCCTTCTGCTCAGGCGTGCGAGGCTGGCGGCCTGACGCCTTCTTGACCTCCTTTGTGGTCTTGTCGGCCTTGACAAGGGCACGCAGGTAGATCACCTCGGCGTTGATGTCTTGCACCAGTGAGGCCAAGCTCTTGATGTCGTTTTGCAGTTGCTCTTTTTCGCTCTTGGAAATAAACATGTCGCTCTCCTATTTGTTGACGTTGGATCTCCACAGGGTGACATACATCCCGTGAACAGTTCTGCTTTCGGCCCTGACCGGGCCTACGGCGCTGACAATTCCCTCTTTCGAGGCCTTCTTTGCAATGAACCCCCAGGCTCTCTTGTCTGGTGGTGGTGGAACGTGCAGGCTGGCTGCACGCACTTGCTCGGTGGTGAACTCAAAGTTCATGCGGGCGAACTGGAGGAAGGACTCGAAAGCCAACTCCTTCCAGCTTTCCCCAGCGTGATCAGCCGCAACCTTGGCCATGGCGTGACCGATCTCCAAGCCTGTAAACGGCCGGCCACCGAACATGTCGATGGTCAAATCGTCGCTTGGTATCTTCATGTCAGAACTCTTCTTTCATTTCTTTGTGGCGCTGCTTGTGACATGGCTGACAGAGCCACATAACATCAAGCGGTTTGTCGTAGTCCTCATGATGAGCTACCGACTTTGAATTCCCACATCGAATGCACGGATGTTTAAGTAAATCGCCAGATTTAATCGCTCTGCGGACCTTCCCGTGGGCAAAAGATCTTCTGAGATCTTCTTGTTTCCACGCTTTTGAGATCTCAGAGTTTGATTTAACGCGGTCTGGGTTTTTACCTCTTTCTCGGTCATAGGCTCTATATCTTTCAAGATTTTCACCCCTGTTTTTTCTTGAATCATTTTTGGCGCATCCCTTGCATTTGTTGAGATGGCCGTCAGCCATTCTTGAGTGCGTGTAGAACTCAGTTAATGGCTTGACGGCTTTGCACTTAAAACACTCTTTTTCCGAACGGATCATGCTGGGCCTCCTGTGCTTGAAACCCGGCCATTATAGACCCGTTCTAATTAAAAGGGACGTCATCCCCCATATCGTCAAACCCAGAGCCTGACTTTGTTTTTGCTGCATACGCTGACCTCGACTGCCACTCAGGGCTTGACTGGATCTTCTCCTTCAGATTCTTGCCGAAGGTTTCAAACATCTCCATGTCGGGGCTGTCGATGTAGAACAGGCCGAGCTTGTTGAAGCCCTCCGGCAGGCCCGCCTTCTTGACCGAAGCCATCACCGGATTGACCGACATGATGTTGGTGTACTCCTTGCCATTGCTGCCGGCGGACTTTGCCACCGAGAGCATTGCCCAATGACCGAGGATGTTCTTGAGTTCAAAGCCGCGAAGCTCGTCTGGAGTGAAGTCCTTGCCGCGCCAAGTCTGCAAGTCTTTGCGCAAGGCCGCCTTCTCGCTCAGGGAGAGGGTGTAGTTCTTCGAGATAGTCATCGGCTCGTTCTTGGCCGTGATCAGTGGTTTGCCGGCCTCATCCTCGCCGTGAACCTCAAACTGAAGCATCACCTTGTGCAGGTGTTTGACCTCGCCCTGCCACTCTGACTTTTGCGTGCCCAGATCCACGATGCGGTAGCACCGTGCGAGATGCATGCCTGGGGGTACTGGTGTAAAGCTGCTCTCGCCGCCGTCTTTCGCTAATAGACTCATTTTTTCTCTCCGATTGATGGTAGACCGCACTCATAGCGGATGGTTTTCCAGTCTTCACTGGTAGCAACACCCGCCTCGGCCCTTGCGAGGGCCTCCTCGAGCATTTGCATTCTTTCAAGCATGGCTTGGTGGTACTCGGGGCTCATACGTCAGTCCTCACGATGTTGTTGACGTATCTGCCGATGCGGTCTAGAAGCCCAGGCTTTTGCGACCCGGACAGGAGACTGTCCTGGAGCCGCTCCATGTCCCGACTCATCGGGTAGTGCCTCTTGGGCTGGTACATGCATCCGATCTGCACGCCTGTCTTCGTTGTGTATGGAATTACTTTTTCGCTTTTCATGGCACCTGCTTCGCTGTTGAGGGAATCGCAGTGTAGCGACTTTAACGCAGCGATACAACCCCCTATGCAAAACTTTTTTTTGGTTGTATGATGGCGTTACAACAACCACAGGAGTCTGCATGACACTCAAAGATTTTTTTGAAACCAAGAAGCTGGGGGCCAAGACTGAGATGGCCACGGCTTTGGGGATCAGCCGAACGTGGCTGGCGCTGATCATCAACGGTCAGCGCGTGCCCAGCGTAAAGCTCAGTCTGGACATCGAGCGTTACACCCACGGCAAGGTCAAACGCAAGGATCTTCGACCGGACATGTTCGGAGCGATAAAGTGATTTGGTACAAATTCCACCTTGGTGACTACATCACCCACACCACGCATCTGAGCGATGCAGAGGACTTGGCTTACCGCCGCCTGCTGGATTTGTACTACATGAGCGAGCGTCCAATCCCACTTGATACCGAATCGGTTTCGCGCAAGATCCGCCTTGATTTGGACATAACCGAATCGGTTTTGGTGGAATTCTTTGAACGTACCGATGAGGGGTATCGAAACCATCGTTGCGATGCCGAAATCGGCAAATATCAGCGTCAGGTCGAGACCAACCGATCCCTCGGGAAGCGAGGCGGTAGGCCGAAGAAAACCGAATCGGAAACCGAATCGAAACCGAACACGAACCCTAAGAAGATACAGATAAAGAAAGAGAAAGACATATCGTCGGTTGCACCGACTGCGTCCAGGTTTGAGGACTTTTGGTCAGTTTGGCCGAACAGCAAACGCAAAGTCGCTAAAACGGCCTGTAAGGCGAAATGGGACCGTCAGGCACTAGACCCCTTAGCCGACAAAATAATCGCCTCTGTGGCCCGTTTAAAGGCCTCTGAGCAGTGGTTATCGGGGTTTGAGCCGGCCCCGTTGACTTACATCAACCAAAAACGGTGGGAAGACGAGTCCGGAACCGAATCGGTTTCGATTGGAAGGAGGATGATATGAGCACAGGCGGACCAGCGTTTCCAAGCAAAAGGGAACACACAACCAAAGAAGGCATGACCCTGCGCGACTACTTCGCCGCCAAGGCGATGCAGGGGTTGATCGGTTGCCCCGATTGGCGTGACGGTGCAGGAGAAGATGTGGGCATGGACGCTTCAGATTACACAGCATCAGCCGCGTACATGATGGCTGACGCCATGCTGAAGGCGAGGGAAAAATGACCCCGGTCGAGAACCTGCTCCAGAGGCTTGAGAAGGTCAAGGGCCGCAATGGTTCATGGACTGCCCGCTGCCCGGCGCATGACGACAAGGGGCCTTCCCTGGCCATCAAGGCTGCTGACGATGGTAGGGTGCTGCTGCACTGCTTTGCAGGCTGTGATGTTCACTCCGTGGTCGGGGCGGTCGGTATGGACATCAGCGACCTGTTCCCACCCAACGACTTCCCCGTCGAGGGCAAGCCTGCGATCAAGCCGGCCTTCTACGCAAGCGACCTGATGCGCATCATAGGCTTTGAGGCCCTGGTGGTGCAGATCGTCGCCTTTGACATAGCCAACAACAAACCCATCAGCGAAGAAACCCGCGAGCGCATGCTCACGGCCTACCAGCGAATCGACGAAGCAATGAGGTACGCACATGTCTAACGTGAGCATGATTGAGCAGAGGGCGCGTCAACTGGACGAGGCCCGCAAGATCCGGATGATCAAGTCCGAGGACATCGACACCGAGAAGTACCTCAAGGCAAACGACGTGACCCACAAGGTGCATGAGGCCAGCGTATGGCTTGAGGAGTTGCAGCAAGAGCTTATCCAGCCGCCTGAGCGTGACCAGAGTTCGACCATGCCCTGGCCGAAGACCCACGAGGGGTTTCGGTTTCGCCCAGGTGAGGTGACCCTGTACGCGGGCTCCAACGGTGGAGGCAAGTCATTGATCACCGGGCAGGTGGCCATGAGCCTGATCAAGCAACGGCAGCGGGTATGCATCGCGTCCTTTGAGATGAAGCCCAAGCGCACGATTTACCGGATGCTGCGTCAGTTCGCCGGCGAGAACATTGAGTTCCCGAAGTACACCGACAAGGCCACATACATCGGCCGGCTGCTGGAGAGGTTTAACCACTTCAGCCGCGGTGGGCTTTGGCTGTACGACCAGCAGGGGACTACGTCAAGCCAGCAGGTGATTGCGATGGCCCGGTACTGTGCGATGGAGCTTGACGTGCAGCATGTCTTTATCGACAGTCTCATGAAGTGCGTGGCCGGCGAGGACGACTACAACGCCCAGAAGGCGTTCGTTGACGAGCTGACGGCTCTGGCTAGGGATCACCACATCCACGTCCACCTGATTCACCACATCCGCAAGCTTGGCAACGAGGAGCAGATGCCCAGCAAGACCGACATCAAGGGTACTGGTGCTATTGCCGATCAAGTGGACAACGTGCTGCTGATGTGGAGGAATAAGAAGAAGGAGCACGAGGTGCAGAACGGGAACACGCCAGATCCACTCAAGCCCGATGCGATCTTGATGTGCGAGAAGCAGCGCAATGGAGAGGCAGAAGACTGGTACAGCCTGTGGTATCACAAGGACAGCCAGCAGTTCCTCGAGCACGACAACAGCGTGCCGATGGCGTTTGATGCGGGGGGCAGGTTTTGAATGAAGATGAGCATCGCTACCGTTGTCTCGTTCGTTGGGTCATCAAGAAAAGGATTGAAGATCGTGATGGTGCGTACCGATGGCTCAAAGGTTACGTTGACAAGTATGGGAAGCGTGTCAAGGGGTGGAATGAACTTCACCCCAAGTCCCGTCTTGAGACGGATGTTAGAGATCAATGGAACAAAGGCAACAGAGGCCAAGAAGGAGAATGGAAATGAGCAAAGTTGAGTTGAGTGATTTTCAAAAGCGGTTCTTCGCGCAGGGTACTGGACAGACGTTGTTCACCGAGAAGGAGTTCAACGAGGCCCTGGCCCAGGCCAAGGCGGAGATCATGGCGATTGCCATACAGACGACCAAGCAGGCCATCATGATCGAGCGTCAAGCCTGTGCAGAGCTTGTCGCAGAGCTTGCGGCGATGGAGGATGAGGGTGAGACCTCTACCGCCTTGAATAACGCCGCACGAGCCATCCTGAACCGCATCCCGAGCCAGCGTCAATAAGGAGATTGAAATGAATCAAGCCGAAATTTTTCTGTTCGAGAAAACTTCAACTGAGTTGATCGAGCAAGTTTTTAAAAAAGTCAACAAAGCAGGTGAGAAGTACGGCACAGATATGGCGTTTGCTTTGTTGGCAAATGTTGGGCAACTTGCTTGTGGGATGGCCTTGTCTTTGCAGGAAGACATTGGAGGTGTAGAGGCCACAAAAGAGACTCACAAAAAAATTTGTGATGCTATCTGGGCCTCTTCTCAAAACTACAAAATGAAAAGGTCTAAGAGGAATGTAAATGGTTGACCTGACCCTGCCCTGGCCGCCGTCGGTCAATCGGTACTGGCGCACCTTCCAGGGCCGCATGATCATCAGCGCCGAGGGTCGGGCCTATCGCAAGGCGGTGGCCGATCAAGTGCTGATACAGCGCGGTGCGAAGAACCTTGCCGGCAAGCTGGTGGTGGAGATCGAAGCCTGGAGGCCTGACAGCCGCCGGCGAGACCTCGACAACCTTCTGAAGGCGGCGTTGGATGGCTGCACCCACGCGGGTGTATGGGAAGACGACAGCAACATCGTCGACCTGAGAATTTACTGGGCCGAGCACATCGGCGGGATGTTAAAAATTAAAGTGAGAGAACAATGAACGAGAGCATTGCATTGGAGTGGCGGTGGTTCACGTCATCCAAGGGGACGGTTGGTATTGCGAAGGTCAAGGCCTACGGCGGAGAAATCGAATACCGCATCAGCGCGGTAGACGGGTTCCTTGAGCACATGGACGTGCAGCAGATCGTGGCCTGGGGTGCAAGGTTCCCGGACGCCGCAGGGCAGGCACTCTTCGGAGGGAAAGCATGAAGCCGGAGCCGCAACTGATCGACCTGTTTGCGATGTTCGCCCTCATGAACCAGACCAATGACTCTTCGCTTTTTGGGAGCGACGAGTATCAGCGTCTGATAGCCGAGAGGTCATACCGCATGGCCGCTCAGATGATGCAGATGAGAGAGCGATTTATCGGAGAGCGAAATGACTGAAAAACTGATTGACCCTCAGGCTGCGGTGGACTTCATGATCAGTACGTCCAAGGCCTATGCCCAGGCCGAAGCCAACAAGGTTTACATGGAGGAGCTACGCAAGACGATCAAAGCCGAGCAGATGATTGAGGCCGAGACGCTTGGCCACAAGACCGCTGCAATGCAAGAGAGGGAGGCGTATGCCAGTCACCGCTACAAGCAACATCTGCTGGCCCTCCAGCAGGCCGTAGAGGTGCGTGAGGAGCTTCGCTGGATGCTGATAGCTGCGCAGGCGAGGATAGAAGTATGGCGGTCACAGGAGGCGACCAACCGAGCCGAGGGCAAAGCGACCATATGAAATGCCCACAGTGCGGAGCGCCGACGGATGTGAAGTCAACGAAGCATGAAGCGGGTACGGTCATCCGAAGGCGCATCTGCTTCAACGATCACAGCTTCAACACCGAAGAGAAGGCGGTGTCCAAACCCAAACCAAGGAGGAAGCAAATTGAAAAAAGATGATTCATTGACATTGGAGTCGGTGGCCATTGAGTTCAACGCCATTGAGCTTGCGATTTTGACGAACATACTGGACAGATTTTTTGATCAAGACGATGAGGTCTTCAAATCTGTTGGTATCGACACTGATGAGATGCAAGTTATTGCATGTGATCTGTACGCTCGACTCGACTCCACTTTTCACAATAGCTTCAACGAAGAGCACATCCTTCGTGAGATGTGGGGATTTTAGAGCGATGACAACAATCGCTGAACGATGGCACATGAATGCGGTGGCAGAGCTGGGCTGCTCTGTCTGCCGCAGGATGGGGTATCCAGGCACCCCTGCGGAGCTGCATCACCCTCGCTCGGGGGTGGGCATGGGCAAGCGGTCCAGCCACTACTCTGTGATACCCCTGTGCCCTGAGCATCACCGCGGCAAGACGGGTGTTCACGGCCTTGGCACGAAGGGCTTTCCTAAGCACTGGGGCTTCACCGAGGAAGATCTACTGGCCGATACCAGGGAACTTCTGGGTATTAGGGTAAATCCCTAGAAAATAATTGGGTTTGCCTGTTGTGCGTTGTAATTTGCTGTTACACTACCTTCACTGTCAAGCAATCGTGCAAGACAGCCAACAGCGAAGGACAGCGAAATGATCACCACCATTCACAACATCGATGAGCTTGGCACCCTGCTGGCTCAGATCAAGACCTTGACGGCCAAGGCTGACGCCATCA